GAGCCTGGGCCGCAGATCCTGTACCAGTAGATGTATAAAACTGTGGAGTTGTACTTGTATTACCGGCTAAGAATGTTGTTGTGCTACTACCAGATTGGTATGGAACAGATCCATTTGCACCGCCAGTTAAGTTTGCAATGTTGGAGCTAGAAGTAATCTTTACAAAATCACTTGCTACGCTACTCCAAAATACCAAAGCTTTTTCGCCGTTAGCTACAGTTACGCCAGTGGTCGGGCCTGTTGTGCCGCGAATGGTAATGCTATATCCACCAGTTGTACTATTGTTAACAATGTACATCTTGGATGAGTTGGGAGCATTGATATTTCTGTTTGCCGTCCGTGATCCAGTGCACAAAAGCTGCATATACTGTGCAGTCGTTGAGTTGGGAGAGGCAACGATATTAGATCCTGAACTACTACCGTTAGTAACGGTAAGTGTAATATCTGAATCTTGAGTAATATTGTTTGTACCGGCAACAGTAATATCTATATACTGCGTAATGCCAAGAGATACATCGTCTCCCCATGTTCCAGATTCAGTTCCTGTAACTGGAAGAGCTAGTCCTAATAGTGTTGTGTAATTGATCGTCATCTCATTTCCTATTGAGTAGGTACTATCGTCCAGTTTGGAGATTCATCATTACCTACATTTTGCCACGAAGGAGTCTGGTTGTCATTAACTAAACTCCAATAACTAAGATTCAATGTGCCAACCGATCCAGTAGCTGAAACCCCAGAAAGCTGAGCATTTCTTGTGCCCAGGCTTACCGATCCAGGAGCGCCTTTTCCCCCCACCCCACTCAATGCAACACTGATGTTTGGAGATACGGTTCCAGTTAATCCACTGGCTACAACCGCACCCAAAGCAACACCAACTGCACCTACAGATCCAGAAGCTCCAACCCCGGTTAAAGATATGGAAATACCGTTGTACAACGTACCAGCATTTCCGGCAGCGGGTACACCGGTGATTGAGGAAGCTCCAAATCCCCATGTACCAGTACCCCAGGTATTACTGCCCCATCCGGCCATGATCTACCTTTAGGTTGTAGACAATCTCAAAAGAGCTGAGCTTGTTGAATTGCTAGGCATTGTCAAAGTAAATGTTCCGGCGGTAATAGTTTGAGCACCAAACGTATGTACGCTAACCGAAGCATTTGATTGGCTTGAGTTATAAATCAATACGGTATCAAAAGCCGTTGTCAATGTAACGCCTGAGTAAACCAAGTTTGCAGATGGTGTCCAATACGCCACTCCCGCCGTTGAGGACGAGTTGGTTGCAGTCGGAGCCGTTGCATTTGTAACCGTGATACCACCCGCCGTATAGCCCGTTCCGCTTACCTCATTGGTTGCAGAATAAGCAGTTGTCGCGGCGTTGACTGTAGCAGTCGTTACATACAAAGCAGCTTTGAATGTATCTACCGTATTGGCAGAACGAGCTACGTTTGTTGAATTAAAGTTGTGTCCAGCAGACAATAACTGTCCCAAAAACGATGTGCACATTGATTGCGTATTGCTCAAGATATTCTCCTTATGCCATTGATGCGGCTATTAAATCCATAAAAGGGCTGGTCTTAAGCGTTACATGAGCAGAACGGTGAACCAATTCATCTTCGTAATAATACTCAACCCAAGTAGTTGTTTCAATATCATTGTCGATAGAACCCTCTTTCTTCACAAGAAGAGAATCGTCCATATCGCCTTTTGTTGTTGTGATAATCATTAAGAACTCCTGATTAAAGCTGTTGACGAAGTGTTGGTCGGCATAGTTACTGTAAACGTATTGGAGCAGCTTTTGTTCGATCCAAAATCAATAATACAAATAGATGCATTACTTGCCGTTGCATCGTATACCAAAGCACACCTGGCCGTAAAAGCCGCTGGACTCCAGACCACATTGTTCCAGTTAATGTAAGCAATGCTATTGACGGAATCGTAGTTAAACGTAATTCCTGTCATCAGCTTTCCGCCGGCAACATACCCAGTACCAGTGATCTCATTGGTCGAGGAATAAGCCGTAGTGGATAGATTTAAATTTGCGTTACCGTTATACAAGGCCATGTAAATGGAATCGGTAGACAAGTTAAATACCCCGCCCGTGTAGAGCTGGTATTTAAAGCTTGTCGTTTGACCTTGGACTATGTTACTCATGGTACTGGTTGAATCCTAGTTTGACCTGAGCGGTATGCATCTTGACGATCCAAACCATCTCCAAGGCGTTTCGCAATCGCTAAAGCTTCCTTGTATTTGTTGTCGTAGAAAGCAATAAGCTTTTCATCACCCTTTTGGTAGGTATAAGCTTCAACTAAACAACCATACAAAAGTACTGAATCAAAATTATTGCCAAGCCAGGATTGTCCTGTTGCGCTTGTAATTGTTAATACGGGTACGGCAAATCCAGAACCCGATCCGCCCAAATAGGTGTTAGCTACAGTCAAAGAATCACCAACTACATATCCGGTTCCACCAGATGTCAAAGTAACGGAAGTAACTATGCCGCCCGCAACAACAACTGTGCCGTAAGCGTAAGTGCCAGTACCGCCACTAAAAGGTACGTTGTAATATGTTCCAGAGACATATCCAGTTCCTCCACTAGATATATTACCAAGTAAAGTAATTTGAGCCTGAATAATACTATCTGGATAATAAAAGTAATGCAGCTCAGTTGAATAAGCTTGATCAGGAGTCGGGCCGAGCATAAAGCTAAGGTACAAAGGAGCTGAGCTTTGCGGGCCAAATAATGCATAGTGTCTTGGCTTATTTTGATAGCTAGATGTAGGATAGCACTCACGAATAAAGTTAACATCTTTATTAAGCAAGTACAAATAATCCGTCTGGAAAACTATTATCCCAGATACAGCGCCAATATTATTCTGAGATAAAGTAATCGTAGTGCCGCTCACGCTAAGCACCGTACATTGATTACCAATGTTTGTACCACTAACATTTTGTCCGGCGAAGATGCCAGTACTAGATGTAACAGTAATTGTATTTGTGCTAACCGTTCCCGTGCCAGTGGTGCTAAAACTTGAAAACACTGCCAATGAATAAGGAGCTAGAAAATCATTGGGGCAAGCCAAGTATGAATTACCAGCAGTCATAACGCCCGTCACGTTCTTACGCAAAGAAGGAAACAAAATAGAGTTGAAAACCCTTTGCTCCGTCTGCGTAATAAACGTATTCATGTCAACCGTAGGGAATGTGTACTCCAAATACGAGTTGACTTCGTTGACGAGCTGACTATAGTTCATGCAAGCGGGCCTCTAGCTATTTTGCCACGCTCAGCTGCACCATTACCTCTTGTTACTTCGCCTTCAGACTTTACTTCATGGAAGTTTCCAATTGAAACTGTTCCGTTCAAAGGAGTCCAATTCTTGCGAGTAGGCATCTTTACTTCCAGGCCAATGTGATCAGGAAGAGTGCTATCAGAGTCAATGCTTCTAGCAGTCACTGGCTTATTGCTCATTGTATGAGGCTTCTCATACTCAGATGCATATCCATTGTATTTGCCTTTGGCTTTTACAATCTTTGGACTATCATTCTTGTCAAATTTGACTTTCTTTTCTGTAGCCATATTAGCCTCCTCGCTGATAACCAGCTCTTGCTAGGTTACGTCCTTCGGCTTTCATGCTGTCTTGGTTAACACCAGCTAATCCGCCTTTGGCGTACTTCTTAATCTTGCCACCCTTTTTGAGTTTGCTCAGATCAGTTTTCTCACCTTTGTGCTCTTGTTTATCGTGCATACTAAAAGCTTTTTTGATCAGCTTTTTGTCTTCTTTAATATCGTCATGCTTAGCCATAATAGCTCCTTTATGTACTAGAAATTGTAACTGTACCGACCGATGTTGTGGTAACTAAATTGTTGGGCGTGAGCAATGGAGGATTGAACTGACCATAGAACTCTTGCGCCCCACCAATAGGGTTCCACCCCCACTGTGTATCCCTTGATCCACCACTTGGGAATCCCAAAGAATCAAGACCAGATGCCACATAACTTAGATCTTTTCTCGGTTGTCTAACCGCCTGTGGATCGTCAACCGGGAACATACCCAGTTGTAGTTGTGGTTGATCTGGATCCCAACACTCTGGACAAACTTTCAACTGATAGAGCTTGGTTTTAATAACCTCCATCTTAAGCTGGCTAAGCTTGTACCGCTGTCCGCATCTGTCGCATTCAGCAATCGAATGTTTACCCGATGCAAACCTGTTACCCATTACGGACTACCTGATCCAATGAACTGTTGTCTTGGGACAAAACGAATAGCTGCTTTCTCCCTGTCTTCGCCAGCGGCAATGTCAAACTGCTCGTCATAAGCTTGCTTTAACATCTGTACTCGCTGTACTAATTCTGGGACTTTCATAGCTATGTGGTAGGCTAACCCAGCAGCCACGGCCGGCAAAAACCTGAAATTCATATCTTGGACATTCGGCCCTGCGCCCGCATCCTGTACACGCCGTAAGCGCCAGTAAGCAAAGACATAAGGCGTAGATGAGTCTGGTGTTGGCCATACAGTTATTGCCGGTAGTTTAGGAACATATACCGCTGCACCCAGTGCATAAGACTGAGCGGTGGTGTTGTTCTGTGCCCTAAAGCAATTCTGTAATGTGTTACCTGAGATATACGAATAATAAATAATCTCACCGCTTGTAGATCCAAGCTGGATATAGCCGTTTGCTGCCAATCCTACGGTGCTAGAAAGCGTTATTACTGTGTCTGTAGATGCTACTGCTGCGGCGGCTTGTATCGCTGTTGTAGCCGTCTCGCCAGACATTCTTTGAACCCAAACCTGGATAGGTCTGGATTGACTTAATTTGTTTGGAATAGTCGCATAGGTAGAAACACTGATACGAGTGATTGTTAAATCAGATTGATTAGAGGTGCTATTGGCGTTGGTGCGGATCACATGATCCAACAAATCAATCGTATCAACGGGCAAAGGATAAGTGTTTAGACCTGGGGTAAGAGTAATCGTACCCTGGTCTATTGTCCACATATTGATGCCACGATTTTGCCACTCGATGGTCATCAGGTTCATTGATCTGCGAGCAGTACGCAAATCATAGCCGGAACGCATTTCACGACCAGCCCTCTCCCAAGCCTCCTCTGCTATTTCAGCGAAGTCAAGGTCAAAGGCCGTTGTGCCTGTAGTGGTTCCAACATTTATAGACATTATGCGCTAGGAGCTTCTGGCTCTTCTGTAGCAGCTACTTCAGCATCTTCATCAAACTGCTCATGTGGAACATCATCCATAAATGCTGCTACCGCCTCTTTCGGAGCTTTTTCAATCGTTTCTTGAACTGGGAGAACAGCATTGAGTGATGATTCCAAATCATTGATAACCCCTTGAAGATCGTCAAAAACAGTGTTGTACGCAACAATCTGGTGCTGTGCTCTTTGCTTTAATTCATCAAGAATAAAAGCCGCATCTTCGTTGCTAATCTGAATCATTTCTTTTTCCTTGTTTTAGCGGATTCAATAAAATCTGCCTTGGATGGAGCGCCTTTAGATCCCGGTTTGCGCATATGCTCACCAGAACCCTCCGATATCCTAGCTTGTTTTGCATGGATATTGGCATAAAGGCCAGGATGATTGGCCATTCCGCCCTTCTTAAACTGCTCAAAGTCAGTATCATCACGGCGTTTTTTAGTCTTTCCTTTGGGCATTTTTGAGGGATTGATATCCCCCATGCCACGACTGGCCATCATTTTGATCAGCCTTTGTGATGATGAACGTGACCACCATGCTTCATGCTTTCTTGGTGATCATGTAAATGCTCAACAACTTCATGATATTTAGCATGGCCGCCAGCATGATGACCATAATGATTGTGATGATGAACATGACCATTCACCTCATGCTCTTTCATGTGGTGAACCATGTGCTTGTGTTCTGGAGTATGTTCGTGTTTCATAATCAATCCTTATTTCTTATGATGAATTTTACCGCCATGCTTTTTAGCATTAACGATTGGGCCGTCACCTACTGTATTACCCTTCATCTTTTCTTGAAGAGCACGAGTATGTCCACGTTCTTGAATAGCGTGTTCGCCGTGTCCTTTATGTCCACCAGCTTTAACTTTTTCCATCTTTTCGCCAAGTGGGTATTGGCCAGGAACATGACCGCCTTTAGCGTAATGATGTTTCTTTTCAGCTTTTCCACCATGCTTTAGTTCATGGATTCCCATATCTTTTGAATGGGGTTCCATAGCCTCTCCGCCTGATTTCATTTTCTTAGCCATTCCGCCACCACACATAGCATGGTGATGCTCAGCCATAGCCAAGTGGTGATGAGCTAAATGCTCATGATGTTTCTTTGTTAAACCGCCGTGCTTCATGCCGGGCATAGCACCAGGCATAGCTGCTGGAGCTACTGCTGGAGCTGCTGCTGGAGCTGCCATAGGTTTAGGACGATTACGTCCAGCTTTCATTAATGCAGCCATTGCCATAGCCGCTTTAGGATTCATTGCCATATCACCACCTCTTTTAAAATGTTTGCCTTTGTCGGCTTCCGCAAAATCACGCCCCACGGATTGTGGAACGTGCACCTTCTTTGCAAAAGCCTTATTATGGGCTATTGCTTCCATAAAGTCATGTTGTTTTTTACTACTACTTGGCATCACTGTTTTTGTTGAATAAGTTGATCAATCTTTGCTTCAAGCCTGTTAAAGCGTTGGTCAATGTGGTCAGTAATTCTATGAATTTCTGTTTGGGTGACGTAATCACGAGCAATCTCCTCTCTAGTTTTGTTGAGCAATATGTCAATCCTTTTGACTTCTGCCAACTTGTCCTTTAGAAAAAATCCTATGATCGCCACCAATAGCGACAATCCAGAATTCCATAAGATCATGTAATCCATTTAGCACTTCCACTTTCTTAAGCTTTTATTGATTCTGCTATCTGGATCTTTTGCCGTTTCTGATCCTGTCAACTTCTTCTTCATCCCTTCCATCCTGGCGCAAAAAGAATCTTTCCTTGAGCCACCCTCTGGTTGAGGGGGTTTGAGATTCATTCCTTGCTTCTTGGCGGACTCTCTCCCTTTGGAGTTCAGTCCACCAGCCGGGTTTTTCCCCTCTTTTCGTTGCCAAGCTGGGGTCTTCATTAAGCCATTGCCTCCTGACAGACAACGTTTACCTGAAGTGTTACACCACCAGCGTTAGCGCAAGTAACCGCAACCGTCAAAATATCTGCCACGTTACCCTTGACGTTAGTCAATACGGGGAAGAAGTTTGTCAAATCAAGCTGCTGCAATCCGTTAGGAGGAGTTGAGAATGCGTACACAACCTCACCACCAGACATCACTGTAGAGCTTAGATCTTGCTCAGCAAATGAGTTATAAGATCCCAATTGGTTCAAAGGAGTAAAGCTTGCGCCAGTTAAAGATACCTGGTTTGTAGGTGTAGATGCAATCAATTCAACCAAACAAGTTTGTGAAGAATTTAACAGTAGTGTCTGTGGCAATAATTGACCACGATCAATCAAGCCAATCTGGTAGCTGTTTCCAGAAGCAGGTGGGTTACCCAAAGGCAATCCTGTAACTACATCACCAAATGTCAAAGCACTTGTTGTATTGGATGTGATACGGCCTGTATATGGAGATACTGCTGATGCGCCAGAACTATAGTTTCCAGGAGATACGTTACCCCATACCACAGTAACTGTAGT